GTAATTTCTTTAACATCTCTACGACTGTTGCTGTTATAAGTAAACAGTCGTAGATTGATGGTATCACCGCAATTTGGATTTTGATATCTTTCTTTAGTCATTTATATCTACCTTTTTCTTGCCTTGCGTTGTTGTGCATCCATTGCTTTATTTTCGCTTTCCTTTTGCTGAATAAATCTTTCGATCATCCATTTTCTAAGATTGATAGGCAAGCTCATTGATCCCGACATATCTAGATGCATGTGATATTGGAAGAAGAAAATCTCTTCTGCTAGTCCTTCCCAGATTGCTAGACTTGCGTCTTTGCCTTCTTCCGTCTGGGGAAGAAAAAATTTGCTTCAAGAGGCAGATCGAGACTGAATTCTGATAAACAGCTTGGGCAAACAATTTCTGTATTTGTGTCAACGCCGAAAGGAGGTTCGTTAATACAGTTGCGAATATATGAAACATCATTGATTGGAAGATTTTTCAAGAGAATCTGAAGTTCAGTCTTGCTATCGATTCCATCGATGTCGTTCAAAAGTTGTGCAGTGCGATAGGTAAGGCTGTCATCTGTGCCATTATCTCCGAATGCCTTGATTCGTCGATCACGATGGTCCTGAATTTCTTGTTCATCTTTTCCTGTTGATAGGCGATAACTGAATGGCAACTTTGTGTTTGGCAAAACATCTTGAAGAATTGGTCCATATTCATCAGGAGTATATTCAACATATAGACTGTTAAGATCAATGCTTGTGCTGAACTTAGTTTCGCATTCTGGACACTTGATTTCAACGTCATAATTTGGACCGTATGAAATACCACGAAGATAAATTAGAAGATAAGTTCTGTCAATTGTCAAAAGATTTTCAGCACGGAAGCCTTCCTTAAGGCACTTTTGGAAAATCATGTTGATCGCTTGACCCTTCTTAACAAATCTTGGAGTGGCAAGAATTTGTTCTTCTTCACCAGTCATTGGTCGAATTGAAACAACGCCATTGATAGGTCCATCTTCGCCATTATAGAACCTTCCCTTTGATGGAAGTTGAAGCTCTTCATAAATAGTGGTCGATCCACGAAGACCTTCAAGAAGTTCCTTAAGGTGTCCACTGGCAGAAGCGTTTGACAAAGAACTAGCAGGAGCCTGCTGATAGGCAGTTGATTCGCCACCAGCACTCATGTTAAGGCCCCGTTTTGGCTGGCTCTGTGGCTGGCTCTGTGGTTGCTGACCACTTTTTGCTGCCTGAATAGCAGCAGCAAATGCTGGTGGAACATTACCTTGAATGTTGAATGCGCCTCCACCCGGCATATCATTAGGATTATTGCCTTCATTGACCTGTTGACGTACCTGATTGACTGAATCTAGTGGATTGCTCAATGGAATATTCTCCTGATTTGTTGTATTAGATTCGCCTGTTTGATTTGGTCTTCTTGGGCGAAAAGTCTCGTCTGACATTTTTTTCTCCTATTATTACTCTTTATGATTTGTTAGCCAAAACAATAGAGTTAATATAAACTTAAATTTGTCATAGTATAATGAAAATAAATTTCCAAAATATTGAAGAACATTTTTTTCTTGATAAGAAAGTTCAGGAATTATTGCCTGAATTTAGACAACAATTTGATTCTTGGCGTTTGTCACAAATGGTTCCCGGGCTAAGGCCTTTAGGACAAAAAAGTTTGTTTGAAGTTTTGAATAATTTGGAAACAAGTCATTTAGAAAAATTTAGTATATATTTCAATCAACCTGTAACTATAGAACGATTGAATAATAGAATCGTTGAACATTATAATTTTACAACAGATGAACATGATAAGCTCTGTAAATATACAGAATTTATGGAATTTTGTTTGACTTGTAATAAAGATGGATTATCAGCAACCTTTTGGCGATAAGGAATTTAACATGAATATTGCTAGCCTGTTTCTTTTTGTAGTCGGCACTATTGGTATGAGTCATATTATTGTTGATGGCTCAATACTTGCTTGGTTCAGAACATTAGTCAAAAATTTAGCGGAAAAAATCAATGTCCCTAAACTTGGAGGCATTGTTGATTGCTACCTTTGTTGCGGAACTTGGTGTGGTTTTTTCATGGGATGGGTGTGGATTTCACAAAATTTTTGGGAAATTTTCGCTTGTGGTTGTGCAGGAGGTTTTTTATCTAACTTAGCAGCAGTGTTTTTAAATTGGATTGAATCAGCCACCATTGTCAATTTGCCAACGGAAGATGACAATGGATGATGAAAAAATAATTTATGTTTTACATTGCAATAAATGCAATTTCAAGCGATTTTCAAATGGCAATGATATTGAAGATATGTTGCCATTGAATCTTAGCGATATACCCAGAAATATACCAAAATTAGATATAATTAAAAAGAAAACAATAAAATTTCCTGATAAAAAAAGAACTAAAGTTTTTAGGTGTCCTAAATGTGGATTTACTGTAAAAGCCTTTAAATATAACAAACCAGAAGAAATTCAGGAGGAAGATGATGAGTAGACCTATAGGATTGATGGATGTTAAACAAGCCCTTAGAGATAGTCGGTTTCATGAAAGCTTGCCTATTGGTTTTCGAGAAGACTTGCAAAAATATCTCAATAACCCGGGTTGCGCCTGCAATATTCCTCTTTACAAAAAAATTATGACCGATGCAAGAAAACAATTGCAAGAATATTTTCCAAATCGCATAATTACAAATCTTGATGAAGAAGTCAAAAAATTAGCTGAAAACCATTGGCGTGTAATAAATTGCAAGGCAGAAGACTTAGAAAAAGAACTGATGAAATTGCCAAGCGGAAGAAAACAAATTGCAGTTGCACGATATGAAAATATGGTTACTGTTGTTGTTAATGAGCTTGATATTATTTATTGATTGCTTAAATAAGTCTGGGTATTATTTAAAATTTTTCTGCATGATTCCATCATTTTAGTTGGATAATCATGATATTTTGAAATCTCCATAGGCCAATCACATTCTTGTAATCTTCTAGATCCTATGATTTTGGCGTTTTCATAAAAGCAATATGATTTATCATATTGCTTTATTGCATAAAAAATATCACCCAACAAACACCAAAATTCAGCTAAAGTTGGATTTTTTAAAACACACATGCTAATTCTTTGCAGCGCAATTTGATAATTTTTCTTTATATAACATTGAACCATAGCCATGTAATATTGAATCATAAAATAAGACATTGTTTGCTTTTTCTGTTGATGTAAATAAAGATCAGCAAAATTTATAAAGGCATCCCAATTTTTAGATATAAGCTCATTACAGGCAACATAATACGTTGCATCTGCAAGTAATGGATTTTTATCATGCCAATTTTTTGCTATTGATTTAACATCAACTTGAGGTTGAAATTTATTGACATTTATGAAAAAATTCATAAAATTTGATTTTCTTTCAATTGTTTCATATATTGGATTTACATAAGATAAATTAAGAGACTTATGCCACAATCGTGTTTGTCTGGTAAGCATATCACCTTGTAATACGCCAAAATTAAACGAAGATGGTGGTCCCTTTATAGCTTCTTTAATTATTTTTGAATCAGAAATCAGTGTTTCATATGGCTCAAGATGCAAAATCCATTCAGAATTTATTTCAAGAATTAATTTATTCCTAACCTTAGACATATCTTCGTAATTTAATGTTTTTATTATGGTCGCATTCTTATTTTCTAATTTTTTAATAGTTCCATCTTTGCAACCAAGATCTGCTGCAATTATATTACATCCCAATGGGGCAATTGATTCTAGAAAAAAATCAATTGTTTCTTCGTTATTCTTCACTATAAGTTGAATTGTCAATGGGGTTTTCATTATTTTTACCAAATTTATTCTCTATTAAAAAACTAACTGATGATGCTTCGTGCAACATATTGTTTTTTTGATAGTAATGTTGTAGTTCACGATAGAACCTAGGAACATCTGGCTTATCAATTAATGCACCGAAAATTTGTAATATTTCCATATTTAATTATATGCACGCAAAAGGAGATCGATGGCAACTGAATATCTTAATAACAAAACATTTGAAACATTGATCGTCCAATTCCAGCAAACCAAAAAAGAAAAAATCAAATACCAATTATTCATGGATGATATTATTGAAACACAAGCAAGAGTATTAAAGCGTGGACAATTTAAAAAACCCGAATCTTGGCTTGTTACTGAAAAAGAATTTAAGATTATATCTTCTCAATTTCAAGAATCACAAGACGAATTGGCAATAGCCTTCTATACTCTTTCTGAAAATATAGTTAGATACGCTAAATTTAATTTGATTGATCAAGATGATGCAGTTCAAGAAGGCGTAATGATATGTTTTGAAAAAATTGATCGCTTTGATCCAAAAAAAGGCAAAGCTTTTAATTATATGACAACATGTATATTAAATCATTTTCGACAACTTTATCGAACAGCTAGAAATTATAATGAATTAAAAAGAAAATATCTTGATTTCATCCAAATTCAACTTGATCAAAAAATTCCTGCTTTAAAAACAAAAAGTTTATACAGGAGGCATAATATAGTTAGCGATACTTGATATTATGTTTATTATTTATTATAATTAAAACAGCCTTGTCGAATAAATTGCTAGGTTAATTTTATAAAAGTTGGTAAAATGACAAAACAAACAAATCTTTTTGATAATATTGAAAACCAAGAATTAATTCAAAAATTGATTGACAGCGGATACTCTAGACTGGTTGATGCTTTTTTGTTAAATGATACAAAAGTTTATACAAAAAAAGGCCGCTTAAATAAAAGCGGCGCTTGCCGTGTAATGAAGTGCAAGCCAAAAGAACTTGAAGATGCAATTATAGCTTGTCAAGAACTTTTAAAAAAGGAATTAAAGGTCGAAGATTCAGAGTGAATCTAATTCCGTAACGGTTGATTCAAGCATCTAATATGCCAGCAGAAATTCTTAAAATGAAAAATATGCTCTATCATATCTTAAAGTTAAATCTACTGTTACAATACCAGAATCTCCCATGTCTAGGTCGCCAAATTGAATGTCTTGGCACCAAACATTCTTCATGTACCATGTTTCAAGCTCTAAGCCAGTACCATCATATAAAGTCAACCGAGCTTCAGGTTTTTTAAATCCAACTGAAAATTTAAATTTATCATTTTCTAAATCATAATATGAATAAATCCACTCCCAAATTTTGTGAGTTGGTTTAGCCATGTCATATAATGTTAATGTTATTGGCTTCCATTCTGGTTTTCCGGGGAAATAAATTGTTTCATTTAAATGTTCCAAACTTAGTTCTTTGAATGAAAGCGAAGGTCTGGATGCTTTCGATGGAGGCAAAGAATTAATTCCCTCTGCGCTTATATCTGGAATCGTTAAAAGCCAACGATTTTTTCTTTTGAAGCAACCATCCACTAAACCAAAACTATCACCCCATCCCATTTGCTGCGCCATTTATAACCTCGATAATAAAAAAGCCTCGTATTTTATATACGAGGCCAAAAATTGAAATTTTAATTTTAATATTATGCGTTGCAACCAAGTTTGCTTGCTTGTGGAGCACCGATACCGCAAGAGGGCGTGTATTCAGCTTCGCTAAACCTTAAGGTTAATTCAAGAGTGGCTTCTTCAGAGTTGCCGTAATCCAAATCGCCAAAGTTGATAGCACTTGGCCAAAGATTTTTAAGCTTCCAAGTTTCCATAGTTGCGCCTGTACCATCATACATGGTAAGAAGTCCAACTGCTGCCCAACCAGCCTCATTTCCATCATTACCTCTACGAGAAGTCTGCGAAAGACTGTTCGGATCAGTAAAGTTGTAAACTGAAGCTAACCAGTCCCATAGACCCTTCATACCAGCAGCGCCAGCACCACCGATATCGTAATAGGTTACACTTAGTGTTTCCCAACTACCTTTACCGGGAATCCACATTTTTCCGTGTAGATAGTTAATTTCAGTTTCTTCAATTGTTAAACTTGGACGGTTTGCCACCTTAACAAATGCGCTTGGAATTTGCTGTTTGTTCCAAGTCACATCAAACGTCCATCTATACTTGCGCTTGAACACGATGGATGATCCACCGAGAGTACTCAAGCCCATATTACCACCTACTATTGCCATTGTTTTCTCCTTTTATATGGTTCCTTTTAATTTTTAGAATGTTTCAGCACCTTGCTGGAAGCTGCCAGTACGGTGAATAGAGAATTCAATAAACATGAACTCAGCAGCACGAGTTGGTTGAACGCCAATTCTAGCACGGAATTCATTGCGGTCAATTACATCTGGCGTATTAAGTTCTTCATCAGCTTTAATAATGAATGCAGTAAGACCACGCCCAACTTGTACTTGACGCAGAATGTTTTCTGATAAGGTGATGAATTGCCTTCTGAAAGTTTCATCATTAGGATCGAACAACAGACCACGGCTAGCAGAGCGAATTGCCTTCTCGATGTAAAACATCAGACGGCGAACATTAACACGGTCAAGAGCGGTTGGAGTGCGCTGGAGTGTTTTTTGTCCAAATACCACAAATCCCTGAACATCAGCGAATTGAATAATTGGATTTACGCAGTTTCGGTTGCCATACATTGTATCACGTTCTTCCAAAGTTGGACGAATGTATACATCTGTTATGTTTGGAACAACACCACGATTAAGACCTGCTGGAGCAAACCAAGGAGCAGAAAGAAAATCGCTTCTTGCAATGACTGCCATAACTGATCCGCTTGGTGGACACCATACGTCTACCTTGTTATAAGCATCATATAGCTTAACCCAAGGCCAGTACAATGCTCCGAAATCGCTATCAAATCTAGTATTGTTAA